TCACTCAATATAGAGCGGCTCAATGGACTGTTTATGGACATCTTTCAGGGCCGTGATGGGGTTTAACCGCACAGCATCTTCCAGGTGATCGGGGGCAAAGTGGGCATAGCGCATCGTCATTTTGATATCGGTGTGGCCAAGGATGCGCTGCAGTACCAGGATGTTGCCACCGTTCATCATGAAGTGACTGGCAAAGGTGTGGCGCAGAACGTGGGTGCTCTGCCCTGCTGGCAATTTGATATGTGCCCGCCTGATGGCTTTCTCGAACTCGGCATAGCAATCGCTGAACAGGCGGCCGGTACGCTTGGGCAACATGGCCAACAGCCAGGGCGCCACTGGCACCGTCCGGTTTCTCTTGCCCTTTGTCTTGGTGAAGGTGATCCGGCCCATGCCGATCTGGGAACGGCTGACCTTTTCGATCTCAGACCAGCGTGCCCCAGTCGAAAGGCAGAGCATCACAATCAGCCACAGATCCCGCGGCTCCTTGCAGACGTCCAGCAGTTGCTCGATCTCATCCTGTGAAAGATAGGCCAGCTCAGATTCCTGCACCTTGTACTGCCGCAGATCGGCCAACGGGTTGCCGCCGTTCCACACCCCAAGGCGGGCCAGCTCATTGAACACCGCCTGCAGATAGAGCTGCTCGCGGTTGATGGTGGTCGGCGTTACCTGCCGGCGCTGCCCTGGAACATAGAGATCCCCGGCCAGACGCCGCTCGCGGTATGCCGAGAAGTGTTCAGAGGTGAACTCGCTGGCAACCGGGTTTTCCAACGCCTCACACAACCACACCAATTTGTCCCTCCGCCGTTCACCATCGGCCAACGTCTGCCCATGCCTCCCAAACCAGAGATGAACCAAATCCAGCAACCGCTGGCCGCTATGCTCTGGCTCCTGCTCGGGTTCAGTCTCTTTCAGCCAGGGCTTGTTGGTCAGCTGGTGCCGTTCCCACGCCAGCGCCTCCCCTTTTGTTACGAAGCGCTTGCGTAACCTGGGCCCACTGACCCCGTCGGGACGAATATCGGCAAGCCACAGCTTGGTCTTACCGTCGTTGAGCTTACGAACGGTCATGCTCTACTCATTCGGAAAATCTTGTTAGTTAATGCTTTTGTTGCGGAATCGATAGCCTTAACAGGCTTAGTTAGGAAATAGGAGAAAACATTTATCCATATATTTCTCATCCTCCTTTCAACAATCAGATTCATAAGATATGCCATAGTAATGACGAACATCATCACCAATGAGCAAACTAAAGCATAGTTATCTTCATTCGCGTAACGTGACATTAACATATAGCCGATATGTGCATGTATCAGATAAATGGGATATGTAAGCGCCCCCATCAGATATGATTTCGGGATTGTTAATTTTCTCAGTGAGGTTATACCTTGTAAGAAAAACAATACAAAATAAATTGCTATGATTGAGCAGATAACAATGGAGTTATAATTTATTGTAGTCTTAGCTGCTAAACCAGTTGTTATAAACAATGTATGTTTCATACATGGATACATAGAAAGCGCTATTAATATCAAAACGCCTTTTGATTTTGTTGAACTGTAAATTGATAGCAATGCACCAGCTATGAAATATGCAAAATACCCACCAAGGAATGATGGCGCGTTCAATCCAAAATATGCAAACACATCAATGAGCAGGGCCCATGCCAAAATGAATCTTTCTATTGTGAATATGTTAGAGAAAAGCAACGCTGCAAAAACAATAGCATAGAATTTAATTTCATATACCAAGGTCCAGTAAACGCCATCAACATGCTCAACCCCAATAAATGACTGAAGCATGGAAAGGTTAATGATAACCGTTTTTAGATCTACCCCCATCATCTCGCCCCCCAGAACTGAAGCGAAACATGACGTTAGGATTAATCCAGCCCAGTATGCTGGGTAAAGCCTAGTTGCTCTGGACTTTGCGAAAGCTAGAGGGCTACCTTTCTTTGCAGATATTAAAATTACATACCCGCTAATCATGAAGAACAGCTCAACGCCAAGGAACCCGTACTTAGTCACACCAGAGATTGTGGGCAACTGAGTAATTGATGAAATTTTACCGTTGAGTATTCCATTGAATGTATAATGGTAAAAAACCACCATTATTGCAGCTATAAAGCGGGATAAATCAAGAATCTGTAACCTACTTTCATTTTTATTCATCATTTAATACCATTCAATTCCTTGCCTATATGATAGGCGTTCTATAATTAAGTTCGCATGATATCGCAACATCGGCATTATCAGTCGAGATAGCGGTCAGTCCCCAGCAGAGCACAAATGCTTTGAAGCGGGACTCTTGTCCAATCAAGGCAGGCTTCATTGCCGCACCGATGCTGCCAACTGCACACAAGGCAGCTACCAACGCCAATATCGTCCCCATCAGAATTTCTTACCGGCCCAGACCACCCGACCGACCAGATCCAGCTCGGCCAGTTCGGCTTTGCTCAGGTCACGGGATTTATACAGGGGGTTGTCGGAGATGATGCGCACCCCGCCCAGGTCGAACTGCAGGCGCTTGACGAACAGCCCGCCATCGAGGCGCAGCACATAGAGGCCATCGCGCGGGGCTTCCCCGTTCTTCAACCGCACCAGGATCACATCTCCATCATTGATGGTCGGCTCCATCGAGTCGCCTTTGGCCCGAATGACAGCCATCTTGGCCGGGTCAAACCCTTCACGACGCAGCCAGTCGGTACGGAACGCCATCTGCTCGGCCATCGCCTCATCCGTGATCTGTGAACCATGTCCGGCGCTGGCCTCAACCTGATAGGCGGGGATCGTGGTGAACTCGTCGGTTACATGAAAGCCTTGCAGATCAGAGGCTGGCGAAGTAGGCAGATTTGTTCGAGCACTGCTACCTGCATCACCGATACCAAACACCAACCAGTCAAAGGTGACACCTCCTGCTCGCGCCAAGTTTAAAGCTCGATCAATAGGAGGAATGGTTCCCTCATATAGATAGCGCTTTAGGCCGCTATCGCTCATGTCTGCTCGTCGAGCAAAAGCGCGAAGTGGTTCGTTGCCTATCACCTTATTAAGTCGTTCTGAGAAGGATGACTGATCAAAATCAACCTTTAAAGCTTTCTCCGTAGTCATAAAGCACCTTATAGAACTTTATTGGACGATTAATGCTCCTTCGACTTGACCAAGTAACTTTTTAGATCAACAATTCGCTTTGTGAGATTGAATTGAAGCTTTAGAGCTATATCGAGCCGTATCGAGCAACGTTTAAGGGGATCTATCATGTCAGAGATTGCACTCAAGATCGACACACCAGTCAAAACCATCGAGCGCTATAGCGCCGATACCGGCATACCTGTTGGCACAGTCAAGAAGATGATCTCCAGTGGTGAGCTGCAGATCATGCCAAAACCAGGCCCCAAGCATCGCGTCCTGATCAACATGGTCGCGCTGTACCACAAAGCCGCCGCAGCAGCCTACCTCTCTGCAACCTCCTGATCACTATGGCACTCATTGGAGCGAGAACCATGTTTATCAGTGGCGACTGCAAACACCCGCACTTCGAATCTGCATGCAGCAGATTTAAATCCAACCACGTGATCAGCCAGATCGCCCCGTCCGCTGGTATCGACGCCCAGGTGCTGAGGAACAAACTCAGCCCTGACCAGCCGCACCAGCTGACAGTGGCCGATCTTATCGCGCTCTACCACGCCACCGAAGGGGACGAGACCCTGTTCGACGGCATGCTGATGGAATGCGGGCTGACCGCCATCGCTATCCCCAGCGCAGACAGAGCGCCATCCATCCCCCACCAGGCGATCCGCCTCAACGCTGACGTTGCCAGTATCGGCATGCGAGCCGTGGAGCTGGCCGAACGGGGGCGGGTCACCCGCACAGAACGCAACACCATCGTCAGCGTGGCGACCTCTGCCATGGGGTCGCTGGCCCTGTTGATTCACGACGTCGAGTCTCGCTTTCAGGCGGTGCCGGCTGTCGCCTGCGCATCAGACATCCTGATGCAAACCATGACCATGTAAGGGGTAACCCATGCAACAGACACCCATCAACCACGAAGAACGCAACCTCGCGGGCCTGACTCCGCTGGAACAGGTGGCCATGAACACCGCCGGCTGCCAGATCCTGCGGGAGTTGTTCGGCAAAACGCGCTCCAGTCTGGACACCGACTGGCTGGCCCTGAGTCAGGCCAAGAAAGCAGCCATCTGCGCCATCGCCCGCCAGCCACGGGGAGAGCTGATGACGGCCACCCTGTCCGCCCTGCCCCATGCCCAGCGTGAGGCGGTCAGGATGGCGGTGATCGCGCTGGAGTACCAGGGGGAGTTTCGCGGCGGCTGTGACACCAAGGTGTGGCACCCGGCGCCAGTGACCAGACCTATCGGGGATATCGAGAGAGAGAAGAAGGAACGCGCCGCCAAGCTGCGCATGAAGCGCGCCGTCATGGCCGCCAACCAGATAACACAAAGCGGCCCGCGAGCAATCGGGCAATAAAAAACCCCGCAAAGGTGGTGGAACACCGCGGGGCTTTCATCAGTCACTTATCGACTAGGAAAATCGACATGCCAACTCTAGCCATTCTCGACACTGTGCGCAACCTGCGCCTGCAAAACCGCAAGCTGGCCCGCCTGGGTCAACGCTACAACTCCAGCCCTGACCTGATCCATGCAGTAGAACGCCCGGCCGCCATGGCCTGGCGTGCGGTCTGGTCATGCGTCAACAGCCGTGGAGGGATCTGATCATGGCCGCCGTTATCACTCGTCACACCGAACCGACCATCAAGGCCGCCAGCGCCTATCTGGTCAGCCGCGGTTACATCAACTGCGGCACCACCTGGCTGCGCGGACAGAACGGGTATGCCCGCATGGAGCGCCTGACCTCTGGCTCGATTCGCATCATCGAGGGGGTGGCATGAAAAAGCTGTTCCACCCCATCTCCTGGCAGGCAGCCCTGGCCGACTTGGCCGATCTGCCGCACCGCATCAGGGCGAAGACCTACACCACCAGACGCGGACCAGAGGGCCGTAATCTGCGCGAGCAGGCCCGCCAGCAACTGCGCTGGCACCAGCTATTCCACACCATGAACCGGAGGGCCCAGGCATGAGCATCGACGCCATTCATATCGCCAAGCGGGCAGAGCGGGCCGTGCTGCCGCTGCTGACCGAACTGCTGGCCACTGGCGAGCAGGAAAACCGCATCGCCCTGGGCGAGCTCTACTCCGGGGATGAGTACATCCAGGTGCAGTTGGTCGTGACCAGCCGCCCCGCGGATCTGCTCGATGACGACTCCGTGATGGGGGATGAGGCATGAGCAGCACGACCGGCAACACCATCGAGCGCGAGCTCTACCCAACACCTATCAGCGCAGTTGCCGCACTGATGCGCCACATTCAGTTCCGCCAGAGCGACACCTTTATGGAACCCTGCCGCGCTGAGGGGAACATCTATGATGCCGTCCCACTGCCAGATGGTCAGAAGGAGTGGGCCGAGATCCGCCATGGCCGTGACTACCTGGACTGGGACTTTGGCCGCCAGTTCGACGTCATCATCACCAACCCGCCGTTTTCCCTCACTGAGGAATTCATGAGAAAGAGTCTGTCCGAACTAGCACCGGACGGGACGCTCATCTACCTGCAACGGGTGAACTTCCTCGGCAGCAAGCGGCGGGTGCCGTTCTGGGCTGAAATCGGATTCCCGAACAAGACCCCGATCCTGGTTCCACGCCCCCGGTTCGTGGGCGGCGGTTCCGACTCCTGCGAATACTGCTGGTTTATCTGGGACAGAGGGAACCGTGTTGCCCTGCCGGATGGTCTGAGCCACCTGGTTGTAGAGGAGGCAGCATGAGCCACCGCCTGATCGCAGACCTGCAAACCCGTGTGGATAGATGGTTCGTCACAATGATGAGCGACGAGGCCCGCCTGCGCAGCTACCAGCGCGACCTGCTGGCCATGCGCCAGCTATCCCCTCGCCCACGCTGCACGGTCTCCCTGACCCTGCGCCAGTGTGTCGCTGCCAGAAAGATGGTGCGCCATGCCCGCCGTGCGCTGGCCTCCTGCCGAAACAACATCAAAGCGCTGTCGGGGACCCATCACCAATGACCAACCAACAGAAAACAGGGCCAGCCGCCGAGGCTGGCCATCTTGGTTTTGCCATCAGCCGCCTGCCGACGCCAAAACGGAACCAGCTACCGCTGTCGAAAAAGACCCTCAAGGCCCGCATCGACGCCCTCGCCAACACCATGCCGGGCACCAAGCTCGAAGCCGCCTTTGTGGGCGCCCCTGGTGAATTCGATCTGGTCTGGGCGGTGCAACTGCTCGATGGCCTCTCCATGCAGTTCACCCAGGTGCTGTTCAAGCAGTACGTGCGCCGCCGCAAAGATGGCACCACCCGCAACTGCCGCAGTGCCAACATCTGGCTGCGGGAACGGGTGAAGTGGGTCCGCTCCCTAGTGATGGCCCTGCCGGTCGATGCCCAGCACCTGCGCGACGACGACGGCCGCAAGCGGGTGGCCCACCAGTTCGCCAACCAGACCGCCGCTATCTGGAAGAACATCGAGCAGAACGCCGCCGCCGGTGAACTGGATCTGATGGAGACATGGGAAGCCATCAAGCAGCCTGCCGACCAGTGGGGCTTTATCGGCAAGATGCCGGACTTCAAAACCAGGGCGGCGCGGGATAACTGGATCCTGAGCGTCATGGTGCGCCTGCTATCCGCCAAGTGGTGGGAAAGGCGCATCAACCGCTGCTGGGATCGGCTGCAAGAGCACATCGCCATCCTGCTGGGCAAGGTACGCAAGGGCGTCTCTGCCTACGTCTCGAACGCCACCATGAAGGTGGTGCGCGAGCGCAAGCGGGCCATGATGCGCTGGCTGGCCGAGTCGGAGGTGATGAACGAGCCGCACGACCTGGTTGTCTCGATGAAGGACTGCTGGGAAGCGAGCAATGCCAACCCGGTCAACCGCCGCGCCGAGATGATGACCCGCATGCGCGGCTTTGAAGACTACGCCGAGGAGCAGGGCCATGTGGGGGTGTTCTTCACCTGGACAGCCCCGAGCCGCTTCCATGCCTGGAAGACGGGCCGCAACGGCAAGACAATCGAAAATGACAAGTACCAGGGCGCTACCCCGCGCGACACCTGCGCCTATCTGGGCCAGCTATGGAGCCGGGCCCGTTCATACCTGAAGCGCTGGGGCATGCCTATCTATGGCTTCCGGGTTTGTGAGCCGCACCACGATGGTACGCCGCACTGGCACATGCTGCTGTTTATGCGCAAATGCGACCGAAATGGGGTCATCGATACCCTGCAGCGTTATGCCCTGACTGATGATCGGCAGGAGCTGGAACGCAACAACCTGGGCATTCCCTTCACCGACTTTACCCCGCGCTTCGACTGGAAGGAGATCGACCCGTCCAAAGGGGACGCCACCGGCTACATCGCCGCCTATATCGCCAAGAACATCGATGGCGAGCATGTGGATGGTGATGACGAAGCGGGCACCCAGGCAGACCAGGGGGCCCAGCATGCCTGCGCCTGGGCCAGTTGGTGGGGGATCCGCACCTTCCAGCAGATCGGCGGCGCCCCGGTCGGGGTGTGGCGCGAGCTGCGCCGCATCAGCAACGCCAAGAAGAACGGCGATCTGGTGGGGCCACCCAAGCCGGTATTGCAAGACCCGCGCTTTGAGGCGGCCCGTTTCGCAGCCGATCACGGCATCTTCCGCTGCTACCTGGAAGCCATGGGCGGCGCGACAGCCCCCCGTGCAGCTCACCCCATCAAGCTGGCCCACCTCATCGAGGAGCAGGCCAACGCTTACGGCGAAGACATCAAGCGACTGATGGGGCTGCACTCCGCTCGCCTGGGGGTGCGCACTCGCCTTATGGGGTGGGAAGTGGTGCCAGCAGGCACCTACGAGGCCACCAAGGCCGCCAGGGGTTCGTCTTGGGGGGTTGGGGTTAAGACGGGCGACAGCCCGGCACCTTGGAGCTCTGACAATAACTGTACGCAGCCGGATCCTGAGGCGTTCGCGGATCAGTTGATGGCAGAGCAATGGGGTTTATCTCCCTTCTCTATCGGGCGTTTGCGGGCAGGTGCCAGCGTCAGCACGGACGGCTACACCCTCCGGCTGGAGAACGGCCAGGTGCAGTCGAGCCGGGCAATCCCGAGCGAGCCGGATTGGCAGCCAGAAGGCCAGGTGCCAGCCGAACAGGGCCAGCCGGATGAGTACGCGCTGCCGGAAGGCGATGAGGACTGGCCGATGCTGGTTGAGCTATGCGGCAAGGTCTACCAGGCACAAGGACATGCCGGGGCATTCCGCTGGATCGAGATGCTACCGGAGCCATACCAATCACACATGTGGGCCGAGCTGGAGAAGCTGGACACCCCGGAGTGGCTGCAAGAACAGAACGACTACTGCGAGGAGTGGGCATGAACAACACACAGACCGTCAGCCGCGAAGAGTACCGCCGCCTGGATAATCGGGTGACCTGCATCCTGCAGCAGCGCTGGCCAGCCAATGAGATCAGCCAGTGGGTGGGGATGCTCAAGGGAAAACAGCAGTTCGTGGCCTGCGCCATCCTGCGCCGCCGCCACCCTCGCCCAGCGCAGCTGGCCCTGCCAGCAATCGCCACCGAGGTGCCGGCACCGTATCAAACCAGAACCAACCGCCCCACCGTGCCGGTGCTGACAACAGATGGTCGCTCTGTTGGCCGCCGCCATATCGTGGACGGGCTCACCCCCGTGGCCATCGACCAGAGCGGCACCATCCGCTGCGCCGTCACCGGCCGCACCCTCTTTATCGCACCGGGCAGCGCCACCGACCGCGCCAACCCGGGGGCCGCCGCACAGCTCAACCCAACATACCAGCCAGCCCTGCACCAGGTAGTGGCTGACCACCGTCAAATCGAGACAGGAGCTCAATCATGAGAGACCCCCGCAAACATCCGGTACCGGGTGATGTGATCACCCGCTTCGGTAGTACCAGGGAAGTGACAGCCATCAAGCAGAACGACCGCGGCACTGTGACCCATGTGCTGTACGAACACCCTGGTCAGACGCATCTCGAGCAGGCGAAGGAGGCAACTATCTCCAGCTGGCGGGCATGGGCCAAGGAGGATGCCATGGTGGTAAGAGAGGGCGCAGCATGAACCCCGCCACCAAACGCAAGCAGGAACAGCGGGCCAGGCGGGCCGCCCTCGGTATCAAGCGGGTGGAAGTGGCGCTCTCAGAACGGGAGCGCCAGCAGTTGGAGACGCTGCGCATCGCCCGGGCTGGCAGCGGTGAGCCCTACTCCGCCGACGAGTACATCAGCACCCTGATCCGGCGAGACTGGGAACGCTGGCTGGTGCAGGAAGCCGAGCTGAAACAGCAGATCTGCCCGAACTGCGACTGCGCATTGCCAGAAGGGTGCAGCGGAACCTTCAAGGGCGAGGGAGCCTGTTGGCTTACCCTGGGTGAACAAGCCATTGCACTATAAAGACCGGCCCCTGCAATGGGGGCGGTCATTAATAAACTGAGGTCAATATTTGAATAAACTCAAGTTTATAATAACGCCTAAAGCAGTCTCAAATGGACCCACTCAATCATATTTTGAAATTTCACATTCAATATTTTGAACATTTTAAGTGAATCAAAATTGCATTATTGACTCACGGAAACACTATTTATTGAATCAAAGCTGCAATATTGACACACAGGGGGCCTCTATCGAAACCAATAAGAAAAAATCCTTTATGAACAGAGTGATACAAAATTGGTATCTTACTGATACCCATTGGGTATCTTCCTGATATCTCTTTGATACCTCCCTGATATCTCCATCTAGACACACCGTAATGCTTATTTTGATGATATAAGCAAACGATAGTAAAAATATTTTTCTCGGCGGGTTGATCTCTATATGGCATACACCATACTATCCCGCCACTCGATATCCACTCCACTATCTGCCGTATGCAGAGGACGCTGTTTATCTGTGAATCGCGGCCCTCGTTTCACGTGCCAATCTGGTGCAGGATGTGACGTAGAGCACAAAATTGTTGGGCCAGATCCGAGGGGTTATGATGACCAAGGTAACGACATCAGCGAACGCAATAGGGGGCAATGTGCAAACAGGCATCAATACCGAAATCTATAGCTCGATCCAGGATATCGCGAGGGTGACGCCGGACCTGAAACTGGCAGACCGGGAGGGGATGTGCCGGGCGATCACCACGCTCTGCGAACTGGGCATGCGGCTGGAAGAACAAGAGCGCACCAACGGCGGGTTAACTGAAGCGTGACCGGGCACAATGGTCGACAAACATACACATCACGGTTTATGATTTACCATATTTGGTAAATTTCATAAACCGGAGTCAGTATGATTGGGGAACGGGTAAGACGTGCTCGTGCCGCTGCCGGCTTGTCGATGCAAGCCTTGGGAGAGAAAGTTGGCGTGTCTGCCAACATGGTAAAAAAGTATGAGCATGACCAGAGCATGCCCTCTTCTGCCGTGCTGTTAAAGCTGGCTGCGGCCCTCAATGTGCGTACCGAGTTCTTCTTCCGCCCCTCTGTCGTGACTTTGGCAAACGTCGAGTATCGTAAGCGCTCAACCACCCCTGCAAAAATCATCCAGCAGATCGAAGGGGATGTGCTGGATCAGGCTGAACGTTGGAAGACCCTTGCCGATCTGTGGCCCAATTTCCCCATCCCACCTTTTGCATACAATGCCCCACTTCCGACCATCCATGGTTGGGACGACATTGAGGCATTTGCCGAAAGCGTGCGTGAACATTGGCAGCTTGGGGTAAACCCGATTCCCAACCTGATTGACCTGCTGGAAACCAAGGGGATTTTGGTCATTGTTACCAAGGTGGAGCAAAGTAATAAGTTTGACGGTCTGCAAGCCCACATTGGCGACCAACCGGTTATCGTAGTCTCAGCACATTGGCCAGGTTGCCGCCAGCGCTTTACCTTGGCCCACGAGCTCGGCCACTTGCTGATGCACAATAAATTGCCGGCAGACATGAACGAAGAGCAGGCCTGCAACCGCTTTGCTGGCGCCTTCCTGTTCCCTGAATCCGAGGCTATTGCCCATCTTGGCAGCCCTCGCAAAAGTTTGGAGCCAAAAGAGCTCTATCTGCTTAAGCATGAATATGGTCTGAGTATGGCGGGTTGCCTTTATCGGGCCAAAGACCTCGGGATAATCACCGAAGCACGCTGTAAGGACCTCTATCTCAAGTATTTCGTTGGCCAAAAATGGCGGGCGGGGGAACCTGGTGCGCCCTACCCACAAGAGCACACCTGGTTGTTCCAACAGTTGGTTTACCGGGCTGTGTCGGAAGAGATCATATCTGAATCAAAAGCCGCCGAGCTGTTGCAGATGCCACTGATTAAGCTGCGGAGATCGCGCATCATGCAAGGTGAGGCCATGTAAATGCAGTTGCTGATCAGTGACGCCAATATCCTGATTGATATGGAGGTCGGGCTGTTGCTTGACCGCATGTTCCAACTGCCTTTTCAGTTCATGACACCAGACGTATTGTTCGAGGAAGAGCTGAAAGATAGCCATCCTCATTTGCTGACGCTAGGTCTGCGGCTCGGCGAGCTTAGTGCAGATAGCATAAGCACTGTGTTTGAACTCAATGGGACATATGGCGGCCCAAGCATTCATGACTGTTTCGCCCTCGCCTTAGCAAAACAAGAATGTTGCCCACTTCTGACCGGTGACCGCGCCCTAAGAAATGCGGCGGAGAAAGAAGCTGTGGTGGTGATGGGGACACTGTGGGTTGTGGAGCAGATGGTGGTACATAGCATTCTGACCAAAGAGGATGCCTTAAGGGCTTATGACACCATGAGGGCCAACGGTAGCCGTCTTCCGTGGGATAAAGCCAAACAGCGCATTGAAGATATTTAACGCTTCGCCACATTCAATCACGAAAGCGAGGGGCGCTACTGCGCCCCCAGTCCTTTCAGTACCAACTGCCGCCCCTCTGGCGTCAGTGAGCCAATAAGACCCAGCACCAACTGGTTTGTCGTCCTGGCCGACGGGCTCAGCGTATGGGTGAACGACAGCGTGGCTACCCAGCTATGACCACACTCCGCATCAGTGCACTGACAATAGAGATCAGAGACCTCATTGCTCAGCCGATTGGTCTTGGTAATACGGCCTCGCTGGCCACACTCTTTGCAAAAAACCCGCATCACCCCTCCCGATAAATCGAAATATCAATCACCAGGTTGCATCTTACACCAATAAGACTGTGTTTTTATACAGCAGACCCTATCGTTTCTCGAAACGTGACCCACAACGCCCGGGGCAGGCCAGCGCTGTTGATGGCGTCCTGCACCAGCTCACACAGCGGCAGCACCTCGTTCCTGGAATAGGTGGCATCGTACTTCTCGGGATCCCCGAGTCCGCCGCCGTTGATCGGGATGATGCCGGCCAGCGCCGCCGGAAAGCGGTGCGCCGTCAGCACGTCCTGGGAAGTGATCCCCTTGATGGCCGCGAACTCGTCCTTGGTCGCGATATCCCCCACCGGGATCAGCTTGATGCCATCGGGCTTGCCGTCCGGGATGTTCACGAACATCGAGCGGAAGTTCCCCACCCCCTTGGAGTTGGCGATCATCTCCTTCATCTCCTCCTCGGTGTCGTCGTCCATGTTCGGGTCGGTCGCGTAGAAGATGAACCCCATGTGGGCGCCGTTGAGGAAGTATTTGCGCCGAAACAGGGTGGCATCCTGGTTGAGCAGGGCAGACTGCAAGCCGCCCAGGTAGTCGGGCATGCCATAGACCTGCTGCTCGGGGTCATACTGGGCCAGCCAAATCACATCATCCGGGTGGTAAATCAGGTTCTGCCTGCCCTGCTGCAAGTAGACAAAGCAGCCATCCTCGCGCCGGCGCAAGTAGACACTCGAGAGCGGGTGCAGGGCGACAACTTGCCCAAAGGCGTTACGGATCTTGAGCAGGCCAGCATCACCGAACTGCAGATAGTTGTGCACGAACGCCGTGATGGTGGCGCGCTGGTTGTTGAAGCGGCCAGCCACCATGTTACGGCGCGCCATCAGAATAGCGCCGTGGTGGGCGTTGGCCCGGGCCACCTTGGCCAGCCCTTTGCGGTCGATAGGGGGCTGGTAGTATTCCCCATAGGGGTTGTAAAACACCCCGGTGTAGTCGGTCATCCAGGCCGTGGGGTCGATGGCCTCCGGCATGCTGAACACCACCGAGGGCCGAGGGGATGAGGCGGCCGCCTGGGCCGGTTGTTGTGTCTGTAGCTTGGTCATGCTGCCTTCTTCTCTTGGCTGGTTGCCCAGGTGGATTTTCGTTTGCGGGTGGTATCGAGTGGCTCATTGGCCACGGCGTGGGCGATGGCAAAAAACACGTCGGCGTGTCCGGTCACGTTGTCCCGAGCGGCACGGAACGTCATCTGGCCGCCGCCGGTAGTGCTGCGCTTGATGGCGAGGAAGGCAAGCGGGATGTCCCGATCCGAGCTGTCCCACTCGATGCGGTTTGCCTCCACCACATCGATCATCTTGAGGACCAGCCGCGACTTGCTCTCGATGCTGTAGTTGATGGGGTGGCACACCCCTTTGAAGACCGGCTTCAAGAGGTCAAACACCCCGGAGCCGATGCCAGAGACATCGACCCCGAGATAGGTGACCCGGAACTTCTTGGCGATGCGCTCGATCTCCTGCGCCTGGAACTGGAAGTTGAGCCCGCGCCAGTAGTGCTTTTCCAGCACCCGGAAGCGCTCGCCGGCGACGGTGGGCGGGGCGACCACCACCAGGGTGGCATTGTCGCGGGTGCGGCTAGGGTCATAGCCCATCCACACCTCGCGCCGCCCGAACGGTTCAGGCCGCCCGGGCTTGTAGTCCTCCCACCGGGTCGGGTCCACCCCTGCCCGCTCCATATCCTGAAACTTGAACACCGACAGGGCATCGTCGATAAAGCGGCACATGTAGAGGCGGTCGAACACCTCCTCCGGGTACTCGTCCTTGAGCTCCTCGATGTCGATGAGGTGGCAACCGAGGCGGATGGCGTCCTCGATGGTGATGACGTAGCGCCATTGCCTGTCAGGACAGACGCGGCCGCCGTCACGCAGGTCATCTTCGCCTGGGAAGTCGATCGCCACCCGGCTTGGGCGCTGCCCCTTCCAACGCTCCCCGGTCCAGAAGCGATAAGCCTCGTGCACCTTGCTCGATGGCGTCGAGAAGTAAGTCTTGCGCCAGTGGCTCTGGGTCGCCATGGCACTGGCCACATCAGACAACTTCTCGAAATTGGGTATCCAGAAGTATTCGTCGATGTAGACGTTGCCGGAACGGGACTGGGCACTGTTGGAGTTGGTCGAGCAGAAGTGCAGCTCGGCCCCGTTCGACAAGACGATGGGGTTGCCGGTCAGGGTGACGCCCAGGAAGGTCTGGGCAATCTTGCAGATGTAGGAGCGGAACACCTCCGCCTGGGCTCGGGTCGCGGACAGGAAGATCTGGTTGCCGCCGGTCAGCACCGCATCTTCCAGAGATTCGCCGGCGAAGTAGTAGGTCATACCGATCTGGCGGGACTTCAAGATGTTTCTGGTACGCGGCAGCGCCGGGTCGTTCTTGGCCTCCCGCACCCGCAACTGATAGCCAAACAGGGTGCCCAGCCACTCGGTAAAGTCATCGGCCGTCAGGTGGCCGATCTCGTTCTTGGCCTTCTTGCCGCCCTTGCGGCTGCCGCCTGCCTGGCGGTTTTGCTCACGCTTGCCGCGACTTGGCCCGGGCTCATGCCCCTGCTCACGCTGGACCTTGAGGGCCTGCTCGCGCTCGGCCCACTTAAGCGCCTTCTCTTTGAGGTTGACATGGTGGCCGATGAGCCTGTCCAGCTCCTCCTGCTCGCCCGGGGTTTTCTTCTCCCGGTGCAGCAACACCTGTACCCGGCGATTGATGGCATCCTCGACCGCTTCCTCGGTCAGAAGGTCACGCCAACCGAGCTTTTCGGCCCAGTAGTAGATGATGCGACAGGAGTTGAGCCCCAGTTCGTCCTTGATCTCCTGGGGTGTCCATCGTTTAAGGTAGAGTCCCTTCGCCGCATTGCGGATCTCTTCGGGGTACGCCACGGCGCCTCCATCCGGTGAATGATGGCGCCATCATAGCCAGCCCCCTCCCCCCACTTATCCCACTGATGTTCTGAGCAATTCGGATTTCCTGCTGGATCCGAATCCCGCCGAACACCATAGCGTGAAACCCCCTTGCCGACCCGATAGCCTGAGCCCGCATCACTTGGGAGTAGGCATGAACACATCAACCTTGAGAACTGGCTGGGTCTGTATCGCCACCGAAGGGACCACCGTCGATGGCAGGGAGATCACCGCTGCTTGGCTGACTGATATGGCCGAGACCTACGACCCGGAATACTACACAGCACTGATATGGCCCGAGCACGACCGCTGGGCAAACTTCGGCTATGTGCAGGAGCTCAAGACCGACGTCGTAGATGGCAAGCTCAAGCTGTTCGCCATCCTGAGCCCGACCCGGGATCTGGTTTATTACAACCAGGTTGGCCAGTACCAGTTCTGTTCCATCGAGCCACAAGAGCAGTTTGCCGATCTGGGCCGCACCTATCTGCGCGGCCTGGGCGTCACCGATGAGCCTGCCAGCACCGGCACCACCCACCTCAAGTTCAAGAAGAAGGGCGAGTCTCGCCTGATCGGTACCAGCGAACCGCTGGATCTCTCCATGTTCAAGCTGCCCAAGCACGAAAAGGCCGATGGCCTGATCGCCAAGTTTTTCAGCTTCCTGGCCAGCCACGGCGAGCAAGCCCCCCAATCACCCCCCAGCCAACCCGAGGATGAGGAAATGACCAAAGAACAGTTCGATCAGATGCTGGGGGCCATCAATGGCCTTGGCACCAAGATCGATGGTTTCAGCACCAAGCTGGAAGCCAAACCGGACACCACCGCCCAGGTGACCGACCCGGCGAAAGAAGAGAAGACCGGCATCAGCGCCGAGCAGTTCAGCAAGCTGGAAGAGACCCTGGCCGGTCTGGCCAGCACCGTCGGCGAGCTGAAAGGCCAGGTCGACAAGTTCTCCACCGAAGTGCCGGGCCAGCGCCCGGGCGCCATCGGCGGTGACGACACCACCTATCAAGTTTGTTAAGGAGCATCCAGTGAGCCAAACCCTGACTGTTCAGGCCGAACAGCGCCTGAACAAATACTGCGATGCCCTGGCCAAAGCCTACGGCATCGACATCAGCAAGCTGGACAAGCAGTTCAGTGTCACCGGCCCGGTGGAAACCACCCTGCGATCTGCCCTGCTCGCCTCCGTCGAGTTCCTTGGCCTCATCACCTGCCTGGATGTGGATCAGATCAAGGGCCAGGTCGTGCAGGTTGGCGTGGGTCAGCTCTACACAGGTCGTAAAAAAGGTGGTCGCTTCAAGGGCAAAGTCGGTGTGGATGGCAACACCTACGAACTGACCGAGACCGACTCCTGCGCCTCGCTGGATTGGGCCACCCTCTGCACCTGGGCCAACGCCGGTAGCGAGGGCGAGTTCATCAAGCTGGTCGGCGAGTTCGTCAACAAGGCGTTTGCTCTCGACATGCTGCGGGTCGGCTGGAATGGCGTGTCTGCAGCCGATGACACCGATCCGACGCAGAACCCGCTGGGTCAAGACGTCAACAAGGGTTGGCACCAGATCGCCCGCGAGTGGAAAGGTGGTAGCCAGATCATCAAGGCAGCGCCTGGCGAGAAGATCTACTTCGACCCGGACGGCAAGGGCGAGTACAAGACCCTGGATGAGATGGCCTCCGACCTGATCAACACCACCATCGACCCGCTGTTCCAGCAAGACCCCCGTCTGGTGGTGCTGGTCGGTACCGATCTGGTCGCAGCCGCTCAGGCCAAGCTCTACAGCGAAGCCACCAAGCCGAGCGAGCAGATCGCCGCCCAGCAGTTGGCCAAGTCCATCGCCGGGCGCCGCGCCTATATCCCGCCCTTCTTCCCGGGCAAGCGGATGGTGGTCACCACCCTGGACAACCTGCACTGCTACACCCAGCGCGGTACCCGCAAGCGCAAGGCGGACGACAACCAGGACAGCAAGAGCTTCGACAACCAGTACTGGCGCATGGAGGGCTATGCCCTGGGCGAGCACAAGGCATACGGCGGCTTTGAAGAGGCCGACATCGAGATCGGTGCTGATCCGGCAGTTCTCGCCGCCGAAGCTGCCGCTCAAGCGGCCCAGGGCTAACCCATGAGCTCACCCGGTCAACGCCACAAACAGCGTGTACTCGCCATGCAGGGGGCCGAGCAGGCCGCCTGCTCTGGCATGGCCACCGGCGCGGTGGCCGACAGCCTGCACCTGCAACTGATTGCCCTGGAGCAGGACATCGTCAGGCTGCGCAAGCTGGCCCGCATCGGCGACCGGGTGAACATGAAACGCGATGAGCTGATGCCCAAGTACCGCCCCTATGTGGAGCGCTATCTGGCCGCCGTTGCTGAGTCCGGCCAGCCCTATCAGAACGAGCTGTTTCAGCGCCTCATCATCTGGGCTTTCGATGTGGGCGACTTCGACGCCGGCATCGCCTGGGCGGATCTCGCCATCGCCCAGGGCCAGCGCACCCCGGCCAACATCAAGCGCGACTGGGCCCACTTCGTTGCCGACACCGTGCTGGAGTGGGCCGAGAAGCAGGCGGCCGAGGGGCACGCCGTCGAGCCCTGGTTCTCCCGGGTGTTCGACAAGGTGCGCAACGAGTGGCGCCTCAACGAACGGCTGACCGCCAAGTGGTTCAAGGCTGCGGGTTGCCTGCTGCTGCGCGACCACGACGGACAGCCCCGCCCCAGCGCCGTGGGGGATAGCGCCACCCTGGAGCAGGCAGACCACTGGCTGGCCCAGGCCGACAAGCTGCACGGCAAGGTGGGCGTCGGCACCTTGCGCCAGAAGATTGCCATGCGCCTGCGGGCGCTGAATCCGGAGTAACCGACTCTCCGCGCCGTCGCACCCCGGCGGGGAGGATAGGCCAGCCGCAAGGCTCGCGCCGAATCCTGCGATCCGTGGCTACAGGGGTGCACCTTTTCTCGCCGCGCCATCGGCGACCCGGGCAATCGGGGCAGTGGTGTTCACATTGGCAAGCATCAACAGGGGTCCAGACATGTTTGCAGGCAAGGACATCAACTACAGCGCCGCCACCATCCGCAATGACGGGTTCTGGCCGGATGTGGCCGTCGCCGACTTCGAACGCCGCCGCGCCCTGCCTGCCGATCTGGACCAGCAGACCACCGGCGCCGCCTTGCTGGCCGCCATCTCTGAAATCAACCTGCAGCTCGCCAGCCATCAGACAGCGCTGCAGGGCAAGGGCTACACCACTGCCGCCGAGGTACCTGGGCCCAGCCTGGAAGGTGACAACAACGCCCTGACCGAGCAGTACCTGGCCGCCGTCTTCGCCCGCGCCAAGGCCGCCTTGCTGCCGGAGTTCGCCAGCGTCACCGAACGGGCCACCGCCAACAACCAGGTGGAGCGATCCCCGGACCAGCGTGCCCAGTTGCTGGCCGAGAGCCAGCAGCTGGTGCGCAGCATCAAGGGAAAGCACCGGGCGGGGGTATCGCTGATATGAGCGCAGCCATGAACGAGCAGCAGGCCCAGGGATACTTCCTGCAGGCACTCCACGCCGAGTTACTACGGGTGCTGCCGGGCAAATGCCACAAGCGCCTGGATAGCTGGATGGAGAACGGCACCATCAAGCTCGAACCCAGGAACATGGGGCCCACCGGGGTGGATGTAGCCTGGCTCACCTACCAGGCGGTGTTCACCATCGAGCAACTGCCGTTTCGAGAGCTGGATCCGGCCATTCTGCTGGCGGCTGTCGCGGCCTGGGTGCAGGAGCACGACGACTTTCGCGAGCAGCTCGACCTGCCTGATCCCGAGTACGCTGTCACCCCGAACGACGAGCAGACGGCCGACCTCGAGATCCAGCTCCCCTTCGCCGAGCCGCTGCGCCTTATCGAGCACCCGCAAGGGCCCATCAACTGGCTCGGCAAGCGCTGGAACGTGGCCCCCTATGACATCTGGGTGGCCGAGCACATCGACCTGAACGTGGGTGATACCGGTCAGCACCGGGTCGGGGGCCCAGCATGATCACCATCACGCTCGACGCGCACCGCGGCAAAGACCAGCTCAACCTGCTGGCCCTGCCACCCAAGAAGCGCAAGCGTCTGGTGTGGCGAGCCGCCAACGAGATGAAGAAGCTGGCAGCCCGCAACGTGCGCCAGCAGCAAGACCCCAATGGCAATGCTTGGGCACCGCGCAAGCGGGGCAAACGCAAGATGTTACGTGGCCTGCCCAAGCTGTTGCAGATCCGCGAGCCTCGCCAGGACGTGGCAGAGCTGGGGTTCACCAAGGGCACCATGAGCGCCCACGCAGGGGTCATCGCCAACACCCACCAGAAGGGGCACACCTACAAGGTGACGGCCGCCAGCCGGCGCCGCATTGCCCCCAGTGATGTGGGGAAGAACAAGCAGGCCAGCAAGGCACAGGCCCGCAAGCTGCGCGAGCTTGGGTTCAAGCGTCCTGGCAAGCGCAAGCGGGCATACCGCTCGGCATCGCTGGGTTGGATCACCGCCAATCTCAACTACGCCCAGGCGGGGTTGCTTATCAAGAAGCTCAAGGACGAACCGGTGAAAGAGAGCTGGGAGATCCAGCTACCAGCCCGCCCGTTCCTGGGCGCCAACGCCAGGCAAAGGCAGCAGGCCTTCGCCCGCGCCTTGCAGAGCATCGATTACGGCTGGGACGTCAACAAGCAAGACATGAAGGGGAAATAACGGCATGTGGCCTTATGTACAGATCAACAACTTGAACCAGATGCAGGGGCCAGTGACCGAGGTCGAGCGCCACCTGTTGTTCATCGGCAGTGCCGCCAGCAACACCGGCAAGCTGCTCTCACTCAACACCCAATCGGACTTTGACACCCTGCTGGGTGAGGGTGACAGCGAGCTCAAGACCAACCTGCTGGCCAGCCGTGACAACGCAGGCCAGAACTGGACGGCGGCCGCCTACGTGCTGCCGGAAGATGGCGACTGGCTGGCCGCTGTGCGAACCGCCCAGCAGACCCAGTCGTTTGAAGGTGTCGTGGTGCTGGGTCAGGAGTGGGACCAGGCAGGCATCAATGCCGCCCATGCGCTCAACCAGGAACTGATCGCCAAATGGGGGCGCTGGCAGTTCATGCTGCTAGCGGTACCGGGCATCGTCTCCGCTGGTGAGGGTGGCCAGGACTGGAGCGAATACGAAGCCACGCTGGCCGCCCTGCAAGACGGTATCGCCGCGAGCTCGGTTTCTCTGGTGCCGCAACTGTGGCCCAACCTAGCTGGCGTCTATGCCGGTCGCCTGTGCAACCGGGCGGTGAGCATCGCCGACAGCCCCTGCCGGGTAAAGACCGGTGCCCTGGTGGGACTTGGCAACAAGCCGGTGGACAAGGCCGGGATCACGCTGCCGCTCGCCACCCTGCAGACCCTGGAGCAGAACCGCTACTCGGTACCGATGTGGTATCCGGACTATGACGGCACCTACTGGGCCGATGGCCGCACCCTGGATGCCGAGGGCGGCGACTACCAGGTGATCGAAAACCTGCGGGTGGCCTACAAGGTAGCTCGCCGGATGCGCCTGCGGGCCATCGCCCGCATCGGGGACCGCTCGTTCAACTCCACCCCGGGCAGTACCGCGGCCGCCATCATGTATTTCGGCAAAGACCTGCGCGAGATGGCCAAGGCCACCACCATCAACGGCCAGCCGTTCCCGGGCGACATCGCCTCCCCCAAGGATGGCGACATCAGCATCCAGTGGACTGCCAAGAACCTGGTCTCCGTCTACGTGGTGGTGCGCACCGTGGACTGCCCCAAGGGGATCACCGTCAACATCATGCTCGATTTGAGCCTCAACAACGGGGAGGGCTAACCCATGACCAGACGCATTTCAGGCCAGAGCTTCGACACCACGCTGATGGGCACCATGGTCCATGTCGAGAAAGCCAGTCTCTCCATCACCGACAACAGCGCCGTGGCCCAGACCCGGGGTATCCCGGATGGCTTCGTCGATGGCGATGTCGCCGCCGAGGTGGAGTTCGAGCTCGATGCCAAGAACTTCACCCTCCTGAGCGATGCAGCCAAGCGGGCGGGGAGCTGGCGCGGCATGGCGCCGGACGACGTGCTGTTCTACGCCGACACCGGCGACGAAACCATGAAGGTGGAGGCCTTCGGCGTGAAGCTGCAGATCTCTGACCTGCTCGACGTCGATCCCAAGGGGGGCAGCAAGGGGGTTCACAAAATCAAGGGGTTCGTCACCTCCCCCGACTTCGTTCACATCAACGGCGTGCCTTACCTCTCCCAGGAAGACACCCGCCACCTGTTGGGTTAAGGAGGGAGCTTGGACGACATCGACCGCGCCACCCGTCACGCCGACCGCATGCTGGCGGCCCAACTGGCCAGCCAGGTGGGCAAAGGCAGTTATCAGGGGGAGAGCCGGCACCTGTGCGAAGAGTGCGACGACCCCATCCCGGAAGAACGCCGCCGCCATGTACCAGGGGTGCGCCTGTGCGTCCCCTGCAAGACCCGCCTTGAGAGGCTGGGCCGCTAATCAGAGCCACGGACATGAACAACATGCCTCATAAAGACCCGACCCTAGCCACCGCCTTGCTGGCCTGGCTGATGGACAACTGGCCCGCCGTCTATGGGGCCCTGCTGGCACTCGCCATCGCCTTCCTGCGCATCACCTATGCAGGCGGACGGGGTCGCCGTCGGCTGATCGAATCCCTGCTGTGCGGCCTCATCACCTTGGCGGCAGCTACCGGGACCCACCTGCTCGGGATCCCCCAGGAGGCCACCCCCTTCCTGGGCGGCGTGGTGGGGCTGCTTGGGATCGACATCATCCGGGACCGGGCTGCCCTGATTTTCAACAAGAAGGAGGGCTGATATGGCTCTGCGCTGGCTTGACGAGGCTCGTAAGTACTTGGGCCTGAAAGAGATTAAGGGGACCAAACATGCCCAGGCCATTCTCGACATGTGGAAGGCGATCAAACGGGGCGGCATCAAAGACGATGAAACCCCGTGGTGTGCCGCTTTTGTCGGCGCTTGCCTGGAACGGGTTAGCATCCAGTCCACCCGCTTCGAGAGTGCCAAAAGCTATCTGGGCTGGGGCGAGAAACTGGATCGCCCCGTGCTGGGCTGTGTGGTGGTGTTCACCCGCGACGGTGGCGGTCATGTGGGGTTCGTGGTGGGCAAGTCCACCTCCGGCAACCTGCTGGTGCTGGGTGGCAACCAAGGAGATGAGGTGAATATCCGCGAATTCCCGCTGACCCGTGTCACCGGGTACCGCTGGCCCCTCAATGAGCCGCTGCCGGTGGGTGATCTGCCTGTTGGTACTCCGGCCCAGCTGTCGATGGGTGAAGCATGAGCACGCTCAGCAAGGTGCTGGGGATCGTGGGCCTGCTCCTGGTGCTGACGCTTTATGTCACCCATCGCCGCACGGTGGACATGCAGCGCACCCTGACCGAGCAGCAAACCACGATCACCAATCTGCAGACGACCAACGACCAGCAGGCCACCGAGCTCCAGCGGCAGCAGTTGATAACGAAGGGCCTGCGCCTGCTGCTCAACAACCAGAACGCCGCCTTGGCCAAGCTCGACAACCAGAACAGGAAAACAGCCGATGAACTGCAACAAGCCCTGGCCACGCCGCCAGCGGGCCGCCCGGATTGCGCTCGCGAGCCTTTGCCTGCTGGCGCTCTGCGCCTGCTCCAGCCAACCGTTGAGCGTGGTGCAGACCCGGGTGGTAAAGCGGCTGCCACCGCCGGGGCTGGTGCCCAACTGCCCGGAGCCTGAATTCACGGGGAGCACCTACGGCGATGCCGTGCAGTTTATCCCCACCTTGCAGACAGCGCTGCGCCGCTGCCAAACCCAGATCACCACCCTGACCAACTGGATTGAACAAGAGGAAACAACCCCATGAGCACACCGATCATCACCCTGGAAGTCGCAGGCAAAGAGCTGAAGTTTGCCCCGACCATGGTGGCCTACAACGGCTTTCTCAACGACATGATGCCGACCGACAAGGTGGCACCGGCCCACAACTACCTCAAGAAGATCGTTTGCCAGGAGAGTAAGGCAGAGCTCGATGACCTGCTCAAGCGGCCAGGCGCAGCCCTGCAGTTGGCAAACGCAGTCAACGCCGAGTTCGCCCCCGAGCTGGACATCACCGTAAAAAACTGACGGCGCGTGCCGAGGCCATCGAGCGCAACCAACTGGAGCAGGTACTGGCGCTGCGCCGTTACTACCTGCCCCATGAGGATGACGACCTCGACAGCCTGGCCCGCGCTATGTGGATAGACAAGCACCACCGAGAGTCCAACGCCGCCGCCGTGGCCGAGGGCATTGCCAAAGCATTCAACGGGTAACGACTGATGGCCTGGATGGAAAAACTGATGATGCAGGTGGCCCTGGTTGACCAGGTCACCAAGCCCCTTGCCGGCATCAACGCCCAGATGGACAAGGTCAGCAAAGCGGGCCGCCAGGGCTGGAGCAATATGGCCATGGGAGCAACGACCGTCGCAGCAGGCGGCATGGCGATCCAGGCTGCCCTGGGGCCTGCCATCCAGATGGATCAGGCGCTGCAAGATCTGCATGCCGCAGGTGTGGGAGAAGCTGCGCTCAAGCAACTCAGCCACACCGCGCTCAAGTTCAGCGTGGATTACGGCAAGTCCGCCATCGAGGTGCTGGGTTACACCGCCGAAATGCGCCGCGCCATGCCGGCCCTGCCAGAAGCCATGCTGGACAGCGTGACCAAGACCTCCGCCATCCTGGGGGCCGCCACCAAGTCCGATGCAGAGACGGTCGGCCAGTATTTCCGCATGCTCTACAACAACCAGCGCCAGGCAGCAGACGCCATGGGCCCGGATGTGTGGGCACAACAGGTGGCCGGAATGACCAGCATGGTCACCAGCCAGTTCGGGGTCGGCATGGACAAGCTGATGGCCTCCGTTGAAGGCATGCACTCCCTCCCCTCCACCATGGGGGTGGCGATGGAGGAGCAGCTGGCCATCTTGGCCATGTTGCAGACCAGGATGAGCGATGGGGATGCCGTCACCCAGTTCACCAACCTGCTCGAAGGAGCCACCAATGCCCAGAGCAAGCTGGGGGTCGCCATGCTGGACAGCCAGGGAAGGTTGCTGCCTATCCAGAAGATCCTGCAGAACATCCAACCGCTGATCGACAAGATGGGGGGCGCCAAGGCCTGGGCTCTGCTTGACGATGCCGGATTGGGGGATGGCGCCCTGTTGCTGCAGCAACTGATCGGCGATGCCACCACACTGGACAAGACCCTGAGCAACCTGCGCGGCGTGAGAGGGCTGGATGCTGCGAATGCCAAGGCCAAGACCATGGCCAAGTCATGGGAGCGGCTGAACGCGTCCTGGGAGGCGATCCGGATTGCCGGGTTCAGCGCCATTATGCCCGCAATCAATGCCGTGCTGGGCACCTTCGCCGATGGTGCAGGTGTGGTGCTGCGCTGGACTCATCTATTCCCGAATCTCACCAAGGTAGTGAGTTATGCCCTGCTCGCCATTGTAGGCCTGAGCATGATCACCGGCACCTGGATGTTGGTCGCAGGGCTGGCCAAGCTGGCGACCTTGGGGCTGGGCATCGCCTGGGCCGCCATCATCGCCCCGCTCAACCTGCTCAAGGCGGGACTGGTTACATTCCGCGCCATCCTGCTGGCCGTCAACATCGCCATGTATGCCAACCCCATCGGGCTGATCGTGGCGGGCATCGTGCTGCTGATAGGCGCTGTGGCAGCGGTCATCTACTACTGGGATGACCTGAAAAAAACATTCTCTGACTGGGGCGTGTTCCAACTGCTCGGCAAGTCTATCGACTGGCTCATCGACAAGCTCAACATGATCCCGGGCGTCAACATTGAGGCGGGCGCCATGCCGGACCTCAACCTGCCCAACCCCGAGAACATCAACGCACCGCTGGCACGCTATCGCCAGGGTGGTCAAAGCAACATCCCATCCGGTGGCATTGGCCAGCAACTGATCCAGGCCAACGCAGCAGCGACCACCGCCAACCAGAAACCAGCCAAAGTGCTGCACATCGGTGAGGTTCACATGACCAGCCAAAACCAGATGACCCCTGAGCAGATGGCTGAAAACGCATGGCTGGAGACTCCGTGATGAGCGATCCCAAGTACATCGACATCCTGGTGGTGGATGGCGCTTGGCAACTCGACGCCGGCGGCCAGCCGCGCCTCACCCAGGATCGGCACAGCATCGGCCAGGACATCAAGCACCGGATCATGGAGTCAGGGCTGGCCCGCAAGCTCATCGGCGAACGCAGCCCCACCCTGCGGGCGGATGTGATGACCGAGATCGAACTGCTGGTCGAGAACGACTTACGCCTGATCCCGGGCACCATCCTGATCCGTGAGGAGTCGCCGGAGCGCATCCTGGTCACGGCCCGAACCTATGAATTCGGCGATCTGGAGGTAACCCTGTGAACCTGCGCCCCACCGTGGATTTTATGGCCCTGCTGGCAAAAAGCGGGGTGCCGACAACCGAGGCGGCCATGGAGGCCGAGCTCAAGAAAGAGGTGGAGGCCGCCGGCTCACTCATCACCAACGACAGCGATGTGTCCCCGTTCTGGCGTCTGGTGCGCGGCGTGGTCATCACCCCGGCGCTCTGGCTGATCCGTACCCTGCTGGCGGGCCATGTGCTGCCAGCCAGCTTTGCCGCGACCGCCAATGATACCTATCTCGACCTCAAGGCTTGGGATGTGGATCTCACCCGTAAAGCTGCCCAGAAAACCCGGGGCCTGGTCAACTTCACCAAGGTCAATCCGGCAGAGGCCGTCACCATCCCGGCCGATGTCTGGATCACCACCGAGCGCATCAACGGCACCATCTATCGCCTGCGCCCCCTACAGGAGATGGTGAGCCCTGCCGGTGAGGCCGTAGCCAAGGTGGTCTGCGAGGCTGAGTTCGCTGGCAGCGCCTGGAATCTGGCCCCAGGTTATTACAACCTGCTGAGTAAACCGGTGACCGGCATCCTGTCAGCGCGTAACGCCGACCGCGATTGGGTCACCACACAGGGGGCCGATGCCGAGAGCAACGATGCTCTGGGGCTGCGCATTCAGAACCAGTTTTCTGCGGTAGGGCGCTACCACATCGACGCGATTTACCGCTCCATGCTCGCCAGCGTGGCGGGGATCCGCGCCGATCACATCTTCTTCGAGCACGACGCACCGCGGGGCCCGGGTACCGCCAATGCCTTCATCCTGCTGGAGGTGGGCACCACGCCGGCCAGCTTGATAGACAAGCTCAACGACTACGTGAGCAACCAGGGTAACCATGGCCATGGCGATGACCTGCAGGTTATGGCCATGCCGGAGACGGATCACACTCTTCACCTGGACCTGTGGCCTATCGATAACTTGACCGCAGAGCAGCGGCTGGCACTAAAACGGGATGTGGAACTATTGGTGAAGGCGGCATTCCGTCAATCTGCCGATTACCCCACTGTGACCCGCACCTGGCCCCAGTCCCGATTCTCACTGAGCCAGCTTGGCCGCGAGCTGCACCAGGCATTCCCCGAGATCAAGAGCCTGCACTTCACCGAACTGGACATCGTCTCGGGTCTCGATATCCCGCGCCTGAGCGATTTGGAGGTGTTCCTCCATGACTAAGACCACCGAACTGAATCACCAGGACAAGGCTCCTCTGCTGCCAGACAGCACCGCCCCATGGTGGGAAGACGGCAAGACCATCGCCGAGGGGGTGCAAGAACCAGCCTTCCTGGCCAAAGGCATCATGTCGTTCTGGCGTCGCGTGCGCGGCTGGCTGCTGCAGCCGCTGACCCAGCAAGACCCGATGACCTGCTCTGAAAGCATGCTGGCCCTGCTCGCCTGGGAGCGAGATATCACCCGCTTCAAGGGAGAGCCGCTCACCCTGTTCCGCAAGCGGGTGAAGTTCGCCTTCATCAACGCCCAGGATTCGGGAGAGGTGGCGGGGTTCAAGCGCATATTCGAGCGCCTTGGCATCGGTTGGTGTGAGCTGCGCGAGCGACAGGAAGGTACCCCATGGGATGTCATCACCATCGAGGTGGCCGACAGCGCTCTGGCGGAAAACCAGCAGTTGATGGAAACCCTGATCCAGCACTACGGCCGCACCTGCCGCCGGTACCGATTCCAGGTGCTCTATCCCGCCGTGGGCTACCTGCATGCAGGTCGCATTGACATGGGTCACCAGGTATTTGCCGCCACCATCAATAAACCAGCCTGCAAGGGGTACTTGCGCGCCGGTCACATCCATTTCATTCAACACGTTTACGGGGCCACCCTGCCCCGCAAGGAGTCCTGATGAGCCAGGTCATTACCAACGCATTCGAACAATATTGGCAGTCCAGCCTGGCCGCAGAACAACCGGTCGTACTGGATGAGTTCATCCTGGCTGACATCCCTAATCTGGATATCACCTCCCCCATCGACCCTGACGCCGGCCTGCCGCCGGAAAGCCAGATCGTGCACCGTCAGAACGTGGACCAACGCGGGCGTATCAACACCAATGCAGTGGCCTACTCCATCGTGATGGATACCACGGTCGGCGACTTCTCGTTCAATGCTATGTACCTGCGCAACAAGGCCAACGGCGTGATCGGGATGATCGTCTACAAGGGGCGCGAGACTAAGCTCAAGACCGACCAGACCACCGGCCAGACCGGCAACTCCCTGGTCAAGTCCATGCTGATGGGCTACGACCAAGCCGCCGAGGCAACCCTCACCCATGTTGATGCTGGCACCTGGCAAATCGACTATGCCGCACGCCTTCGCGGACAGGATGAAGACCTGCGCCAGCTGGCCAGCCAGCTCTATGGCCATCACACCTTCATCGGTGACGGCTTCAAGGTGGTGCAGCAGGATGGAGCCCACCAAGTCACCCCGGGCGTAGCCATCATCGGCGGCCTGCGCATCGAGCTGAAAGCGCCGGAGGTAATCTATCCGGGGTCCAAGCCGATCGGCGTCTGGGTGGACGTCTACCGCGCAGGTTCGCTGCTCTCCGAGCACCAGAACCACTTCACCATCATCACCAGCGTGGCAGACCTAGCCGACCATGTAGATAGCAGCGGCTATCAGCACTACGTGGCCAAGCTGGGCACCGTGCAAGCCGACAACACCGTTGTGGATGGGCGGGGTAATACCGGCAGTGGTGGAACAGGCTCCATTCCTGACACCTTCGCCCTCTGGAAGCGCTCGATGGCTGAGGCGGGATACCATGTTGTGGATGGCAGTTTTGAAGCTGGAGGCATACTTCTCTCGGGTAAGGATGTGTTGCTGCATCATGCGGGAGGAAAGGCGTATTCAGGCAGCGGGCCATATCCTCAAACTGTTGATAAAGGAACAGACCCGACTGCTGCAGGAAATGGTTATAAGGCCGAAGATGCGGCTTTGCTGCGCGTGCAATTGTCTGCCGAAGGCGGTGAAAAGCTTGTGGCTGGGTACGCAAATATCGAAGCTATGCAGGGCGATACCGGGCTTGCAGTTGGCAACGTAGTATCGACCGGTGGAACTCGCTGGAAGATCGTATCCACGCCGACTCCGCTTGCTTTGCAGGGTGGGTTGTTTGCTGAGTTGATTGGCGATCTGTTTATCGGCGATTTCCAATCCAATGAAGTAGCCAAGCTCAATGCGTATATCACCAGTGGTCTCGCCTCATCCTATCCAACCAGAGCAGCAGTGGAAGCGTACAAATACTCCATGCGCCCGATCACGGTCGTGTTCAATCGCAAAGTTACTAGTGCCGTGCCACTGCTGCTGATGCACCACGTCAAATATCAGCGCCAGGGCGCTGGCCTATATTTTAATCGGTCCATGCAATCGGGTATGCATTACGCCCCAGCCAATCTCAACTCCTGCGCCACCGAACCGGTCATCTTCGAGCTCTCTGGTGGGGTGTTCGTGCGAAAAACCGGCGTATTGCTGGGAACCCCGGATAACCCGGTCGGCTCTGACTCCGACTACATCACCCTGTCCGATGGCTGCGACGTGAGTTTTGACGCCACGACCACGACGGGCGTGAAACTTGGCTTCAACTTCGCCTGTTGCCCCGGTATCACTGGCGATAAGCCCTCGATGGGCGTGGCTGAGCAAGTGGGGGATGCCATCTCGGTGCCAAAGGTGGCTATGCTGCTCAGCAAATCGTGGTCGCACAGCATCGACAAAGCCAAGCTGCGCTCATCTCAGCAATCCATCGTCTACTCCGGCGCCAATGCCGGGGGTGTTGTCACACAACCCTATTGTCAACGTGATGGGACGCTACTCAATGATGCAATGCCGTATTCCTATCCAGAGGCGGTGTCAGCAGGTAAAAACGGGTCTACAGCAATCACGATATTAGGGACTCTCGATTTCACCATCGACACTCCGATACTAGAAAACTGGAAATACCCAATCTCTGCAACAGGCGCCGATGTGACGATATGCGACCCACATATCGAAGGCGATGTAGCTGAGCACAACGTAGTGCTACTCAACTCCTATATCGATATCGATAACTGGTCAGGCATGCTGGCCACGGGCACGGGCGTGATGTTCCATTCCTTGGGCCAAGACGGGGCAGATAGGGCGGTCATTCTTCGCGGCATGGCGATGCGGCTTGGCGCGGTAGCTGGCCTAGTCGGCGGGACGTACACCAGAGCATTTCTCATTATTGAGGATGTCAGTGGTGCGGTTACCGATTTTGCAAAAATGGGCGACTGGGCAGCGGTACGCCGGTTTGACCTGTCCATAGCGCGGTCCATTTATGTCGATGCTGTGAATGGTAGCGATACCAACATGGGCCTGACTTCTGCAAAGCCGGTTAAAACCATATCGACGGCAATTAAGATCCTCAACACCATCAACCGCCTTAGCCCTGCGCAGCCGATTACGGACATAAATCTGAAAAGCGATGTCACCATTGACGCCATCACCCGGGCCTATAAACCTTTCGCTATATGGGGGGCGTTCACATTGACAGCGCAAGCGGAAGCCTACATCGAGCTGTACAACTGCGGCATGGTGCAACTCAGGCAGCCGGCCATCAATGCTGTCGGTGCTGCTGCGATCCGTCACTTAGGGGGGCAATTAACAATCCTTTGTGACTCGACCACGGTAACCGGCGTGGCTATCTGTCAGACCGCCGGGGCGGGATCATTACATATGAACGTCAACGGCGGAAACACGACAGGCATCAGTAAGTATGTTGATGGCAGCGGCGAGACGGCGGTAACGCTGATCGTCAACAGCGCCTCCAGAAACACTGGTATTGACACCACTCCTACCGGAGCAAATCAGCTAGTCGTCGCCAAAAGGATGCTGCCTTAATGGCTCTATCCGCCATGAGACAAGATCAGAGTCCACTAATGATGGAGGGTCGTTGCCTCACCTTCACCCCCTTTCAGCATGGCATCGGTCAGCAGCAAGGCGGCCAGCACACCCTGGCCGCCCCCAACGCCATCAAGGCCATGGCCGCCAAACTGCAGGATGGCGCCGACCACCTGATGCCTGCTGGGCAACTTCACGCGGTAGCCTGGATGGTCACAGGAAGCAGTGAGGCAGCCCTCGCCGCTGCTCTGGCCCCAGTCTGCGCAATCCTGCCGCTGCCTGAGTGGTGCGCGACCCTACGCCGCCTCACCGCCAACAACGACATCATGGCTCAGCCCACTGCGGCCATGGCGCCGCGCTGGAAGGCCGAAGACCCGTTGATCTGGGATCCACTGCGCCGCCAGCTGATGCTCAATGGTGCTAGGGATGCTCTGCAGGAAAGTGAGAACAACTCGCCGTCACCGGCGACCACCAAAGCCAAACTGGCCGCACTGGCCGCCAAGCGGGCCGCCAGGGTTGCCGAGCTGGACGACGCACTGACCAACAAGCCAAGCCTTGCAGGATTGCTGTGGAGCTGGCATGGCTATGGCGAGCCGGCCAGTCTGGCCGCCCAACTGCTCGAGAGTGCCCATCCAGACCACAGCCACAGCATGACCGTCGGCGCCCTGCTGCTCTCCCTTTCCCCGCTCACCTTCTGGCAGGAGTTAACCACATGAGCCGAACCGCCATGCTCACCCTGGACGGTGAGCCCATCGTGATGAAGTCGATGCGAATCAGCGCCTCGATGCAATTCCAGGACAAGGATCAGAGCGGCCAGACCAGCTCAACCAGCAGCGCCGAGCAGGGCGAGAAGGCCAAGGAGCTCGATGTCTCCGGCCTGGTTCCGTTCACAGATGAGACAACACTGAGCCGCCTGTTCGAGCTGGCTGACGCCAAGGGCGACGGCGGCAAGCGCCATATCTACCGGGTCGGCTCGCTGCTGGCCAAGTCGGTGAAGGTGCGCCAGGCCAAGTTCGCCGGCCGCATCACCGCCAGCGAGCAAGAAGGCCTGCTGGCGTGGCAGGTGCAGTTCACCCTGCGCGAGCATAACTCGGTACCGGAGAAGCGCGAGCAACGCCTCCCCAAGGCTGCTGCCACAGTGGGGCAAGGCACCGCCAATGCCACACCAGCGAAAACCGGTAGCAGCCCCGCGGCATCTGAGCAGGAGCAGCTGAGTTATGTGGAACGGATGCTCAAGGGTATGGATACAGCGCTGGGGGATATTCTCGCGTGAAGCTCTCGACCAACCTGACCATGAGTGGCCAGCCAGTCCACCTGGTTGACCATGACATCGTGCTCGATCTCTCCGCCGGTGGCCGCGCTGCGCTGACCATCGAGGGCACGGCCACCAAGGGGCAGACCCTGACCGTGGATACCGGCTACAACGGTGAACTACGCCGCTGGTTCACCGGTTATGTCTATGACGTACAACCCGCCGCCAACGGTGCCAGCAAGCTGCTATGTCGTGAGCTGGCCGGGATCCTGGGCAGCAAGTTCCCTGTCAGTATTCAGCATGCCACCCTGCGCAGCCTGCTGGCCTGGCTGACCGACCAGACCCAACTCACCTTCTTGCTGCCGGACGGGACAGACTACACCGACACCCCGATCCCCAACTTCACCAGCGCCGGCACCGGCTATCAGCTGCTCGATAATGCGGGCCGTGCCTTCTCGGTACCTGACTTCATCTGGCATCAACAACCAGATGGCGCCATCTTCGTAGGCAGTCATGCCCATAGCCGATGGGCAGATAAGGCGGTGGAGCTGGACTCGGCCTTCTCGGCCCGCCAAGCGGGCAACACCATCACTCTGGCCCCGATCCCGGCCATGCGCCCGGGGGCCATCGTCAACGGTAAGCGGGTGGAGCGGGTACGGCTCAAGGGTGACGAAATGACCCTGACCACAGCCACACCGGGTAAACCGGTGAAGTCGCCGGAGCGGCGCAAGATGGAGGGGGAGTTCCCCGAGCTGGCCGACAAGATGCACCTGCCCAAGTTCGGGCGGGTTGAGTCCATCAGTGACCAGGCCGCGGCCGGTCAGCTCAATGATCCGTTTCGCCCGCGCTATGCGGTAGATGTGCAGCTACTGGGCGAGGATGGTGAACCAGATGAAGGGACGCCGCTCTATCGAGCCGTACCACTGCCGGTCATGTTCGGCGGGCCTGAGCAGGGGCTGCTGCAGTTCCCGGTCGAGGGGACCATGGTCGAGCTGGGATTTGCCTTTGGTCGTGCCGATCGGCCGTTCGTCCGCACCATCCTGGGCACTGGCTGGCCGCTGCCGGATATCGAACCGGGCGAGCAGCTACAACAGCAACGGGCAGAGGTGTTCAGCCGTACCGATACCGTGGGCAACCAGTCACGCCATACTGACCGCCGCCAGCACGACAAGGCCATGCAAATGATCCGCGAGGCGGACGAGTACCTGGGCGAGTTCGGCAAGCACCAGCTGACCGTTTTGGCCAACAGCGTGGAAGAGATCGGGGCCATGAAGCGCATCGAGGCACTCGGGGATATCGAGCTGCTGACCGCAGAAGGCATGATACTGGGCAGCGCCGGTAACATGAGCCAGACAGCAGGCGGCAACCTGGATGAAGATATCGCCCTGGTTCGTCGGGCCCTTGCCGGCGAGCTGCAGCACTTCGAGTCACCCAAGTCGTGGATGGGGAGCGATGAGGTGAACATCTTCCGCTTGCTCAACCAGCTGATGGACGTGGTGCAGCAACTGGCCGCCACCGCAGCCAGCCATAACCACGGCGGCCCACCGCCAACCAATGCAGATACCTTCACCGGCCAGAGCCAGCAGGCCGGTCAACTGGCGAACACCCTCTCCCCCATCATCGAGTGA